TGGTTGTGCAAATTGCATGTCAGGGCCGCACCGCATAAAAACATTAACATCAACGCCTGCACCATCACCACTATAAACAGTGGTGTCTCCAGGTGCAGTCAGCCTGTTTAATACGGTGACTGTCAACATACCCATGTCTGTTTCATCACTTTCGAATGAATTTAAGTCAAAGGTTGTTGTTGTGTCATTCCAAGGAGCAAATGAATTATTTAAAATAGATCTATTTCTTAAAAAGATCTCGGAAGAAATATAATTAACTTCCAATTCTACTTCATGTGCTTCAGCAAGATCAAGAATGACAGTGGAACGACGGGTTACATCTGTCTGAATTACATCAGCAATCGTAGTGGAGACAAGAGAGTTTAGAGGATCAAATGCAATAAGCAATGCTCCTGCATGATACTTTGATGCTACTACTTCAATACGATAGAAGATGGAACCACGCCAAAACCGGAACATTTCTCCAATGTATCCGGCAGGGGTAAGTTGGATGATATCCATACCAGCCTGTCTACTAGTATCTCTTCGACAAACGGTAGGATTGACCAATACAGAACAGATGCAAGAAGTTGCACCTGCAGTAATAAATTGGCCGACAGCGTCAGTCCACTTACCCTTTCCAATCCATTGTTCGCGCTGAACTATGGCTGATATAGCCATATCGTCTTTAGAGTCAGCACCAATAACGGTTGGATCAATTGTAATCTCACACTTCGGGTCCAAAGATAAAGGAACCGATGATGAACCACCTACAGTGGTGGCAATGTTTGAAAACAATTTTAATGTGACAGGAGAAGAAGCAGCTATCATAGCAGGATTTGAAAATCCGAAAAGACGAGCTATGCTACTTACTGCTCCTGCTCCAATACTTGTGGCTCGAGCGAATTTTCCGATGACAGGAATAGTTGCAAGTGCGTCTGCTGCTTTTGCAATAGCAGATGCAGGACCTGATACAAGTCCAGTTGCAGCTTCATCGGTTTCATCTTTAACTGAGCCATTAGATTTAAAGGTTACACGCTTTTTAGTCTGAGGTTTCGCTTTACCAGCTGTAGGTTCAAGTGCTGTGGGCACAGAGACCTGGACATCTGTTGCGCGAACAAATACTGCAACTCTAGCATTAGAAGTTGCGTTAGGATTAGCCCTCAGAAATCTATTCATAGTCATAAAATGAATGTCACCGAGCTTGTCAACATCTCTTGGAGAGAGTGTTTCAGCTACACTAACGTAGTTACGACAACTCATAAAAGGAATTGTCATTTCAACAACATTGTTATCAGCGGCATTCAAATAACCTTTAATAGGAAAGCATGAATAATATTGTAAGGCAAATTCTCTCTTCTCAGTACCAGCAGTAATAGAAGTATCATAAGGCGTTTTAGCCACAGTACTAATACTGTTGTAAGGAGAATAGACAATAAGAGCCTTACCATAATGGAAAGGAGAAAAACTGGGAACGAAACGCACATGTAAATTACATTTAAGATATGCGAAATTCCGTATTTTGTCCTGAATAAATGGATGTTGCCACCATTGCGACCATATGTCAAGGGAAGTGTCTGTGAAACTTCCATTACAAGTGATCGAAATTTCAGTTACTTTAATCTCACGTTCTAAGGAATTCGTAAATGGGAAGATTTCCTTAGGAGCCCCGAAGGACTCAATGTGGGGTTCATAGTTGGTAGTGTAACTGGTTCCGGCAACAGTTGTGGTATTTTCAATTTGCTGACTTCCGTCTGACTCAGTAACATGTGTTCCAAGTAGCACATCGGGGTCACCAGACAAATTAGGAACAATATTGTCATTTTGTTCCTGTGGTTTTGTATAAGATTTTGATTCATTATCCATAAAATATATGCCCAGCGAGGGCGCGCGTCAAGTATCATTTCAAATTTCAAGCCATTGATATTAGTGTACAAAACTTTATAATCAAAATAGGGCTATGATACTCCGAGATATTAAGCAACCTCCTAAGCTGTGAACGTTTTATCTTCAATAAGATCAAAAATGAAACTCGTCCACGAAGTCTCATTATTTTTAATAATACGTTGGTGCATCTCTTCATAACTGTAATAATTCATAGAATAATCACAATCATTCATAAGACACCTCAAACGTTCTATATTCAAATTATATTCATCTCTACCATATTGGAAAAATTCATACATGGCACTTTGGGCAGAAGCGATAACCTTTTCTTTATCAGATAAAGGACCATCGTTCAACGCAATAGTTAACATTTTGCCAATAGATGCTTTTTCAATAGGGCAGAGGTAATGATCAATTTCAGGATCATATACAAATTTTCGTTTTCCGATAGAAACTTCGGAAATATTAGTAGATCCGCGAGGGTCCACGGTCTTGCTAGCGTTTGTATATTGATATCCGACTTGATTAAAGTATGCTTGAATAGACTGAAAGTTGAAAAATTCAACAGCTTGATCAGAAACGGTATATAAATTATCGTCTCCTAAAGCTGTAAATTCCACATTTCTTTCAAAGTCCACCAAACTGGCAGCGAGCGATGCATCGCTTGGAGATCCAACGAGAACAAATTTGTCCTCACTGATTCCAAGCCATGCCATTCTAATTAATAAACTATTAAGTATATTATTTAGAATAAGAGTAAGCCATACTCCTGAGCTCAAGCTACCATTAAGACCAATAAGGTCTTGCTCCATCAGAAGAATAGGATATATTATTTCCGTCATAATAACGGAGAAAATCCTCTCCTGAGGGAGGCTAATGTTAAAAACACTACGAATAACATTAACCATGACAGAATAGGCCCCACTAAGGGCTA